GTAACACAGCTAGAGAGCACGGGATACAATGAACATTGTAATATCAAACAGGATAGGATAGGCTCTAAGGTAGGAGCAGGTGAAATAGTATTCAAGGGTATTAAGACAGGTTCTAGTGGTCAGACAGCCAATCTTAAGTCTTTATCGGGATTTAACTGTTTTGTAGTAGATGAGGCTGAAGAAATTCCTAATAAAGAAACATTTAAAAAGGTATTTTATTCTATTAGAAGTAGTGACAAAAGAAACTTATCTATTTTAATTCTTAACCCAACAACTAAAGACCATTGGATATATAAAGAATATTTTAAGAAGAAAAACATTAAGGACGGTTTCACAGGAATAGTAGATAACGTATTATACATACATACGTCTTATTTAGATGTTAACCCAAAATTTGTACCTGAAAACATACGTAAAGACTACGAAGACTTAAGGCTAGAAGACCCAACAGAATATAATTCTATAGTTTTAGGTGGTTGGATAAGTGACGCTATAGGAAAGGTGTACTCTATGACCAAATTAAAAAGGTTTAATAGTGCTGACCTTAAAGACAATTTAATAGAGTATAGATTGGGGCATATTGATATAGCAAATGAGGGTACAGATAATTTAGCTATGGTTGTCATTAAAGTGATTGGTCGTAATTTATATTTAACGGATGTAGTATTTACTCCTGAGGACAGTACATATACTGAACCGGTAGTTATAGAGATGGCTAAAGAGAATAAATTAGAGTATCTTTGGATAGAGAGCAATGGAGTCGGTAGTATGTACGCTTCCAACATAGCTCCTTCGCTTTATTCTACGACTGTGGTACCTTACCATCAATCTACGAATAAACACGCTAAAATCGTCTCTAAGGCAGGTTTCGTTAAAAAGTGGATGCATTTCAGAGATGATTACGAGGCAGGTTCTGAATATGACTTATTCATGCAGAATATGATAGAGTATAATAAGAGTAAAAAAGAAAATAACTCTATACATGATGATGCTATAGACTCTTTATCTTCAGCAGTAGGTTTTATACAGGAATGGTTATATGAAAATTGGCTTTAATATAATTAATATTAAAATGCAATATTAAATAATTAGGTTATTTTTTAGGTATATTTGTAAAAAATTAGATAAATATGAACTTTATACAAAGATTAGGTACTAATTTGTTTTCAAAGAAGTATTATAGCGAGGACTATCAGCCTGACTTTGCTTCTTTTAAAGTAGGTGATACGAGTAGCATTAAAATAGATTTTGATAATTTAGGAGACGTATATCACAGGTGTGCACATTTAAAAACTGTAGTTAATGCTAAGGCAGAGCTATTGTCTTTTGGTCAATGGAAAGTATTAGATGAGGACGGTAATGAGATGGAAAATCCTATTTTAGATTTATTAAATAGTCCTAATCCATTACAATCGGGAGCAGATTTCAAAAAAAGTATATCAATTAATAAATCTATATACGGTAATGCGTTTATTTATAAAAATGGTGTGTTTCAAGGTACAGACATGGAGTCCATTAAGCAATTATGGGTAATGAATTCTGACGACATGGAGGTTATACCTACGGGTAAATATTACAGACAGAATAAAATTAGTGATATTGTATCTAGATATGTATTAGATAACGGTTTAGAATTAGATAATTTTACTCCTGAAGAGATTATTAGGTTTAAAGAAACAGGTATTGAATTATTAGTAGAACATTCTAAGGTTAAGACCTTACAGCCTCAGATAACTAATATATTAGAGTCTTATCAGGCTAGAAAGGTATTAATTTCTGAGAGAGGTGCTATAGGGTACATGAGTGTAGAAAATAACTCAGGTAATCTTATTCCTATGAGTCCTAAAGAGAAGGAAGCTATTGAGAAGAAGAACCAAACTAATTATGGTATTAAGAAGGGTCAAAACAGAATTAGTTGGTCTACACAGCCTTTAAAATTTACTCCAATAGTATTTAAGACTAAGGATTTAATGCTATTTGAAGAGGTTGAGGATGATTATAACGTAATTATAGATGCTTACGGTTATAACAGAAATTTATTATCTACTACTAAAGGAACTACATTTGAGAATGTTAAAGAGTCTTTAAAGTTAGTTATTCAGACTACTATCATTCCTGAAGGAGAAGCTATAGCAGGAGCTATACAGGCTTCTATGCCTTTAGAGGGTAGATTAGTATTAGATTTTTCACATTTACCTATTATGCAAGAGAATGAGAAAGAACAAGCTGAGGTAATGAAAATAAAAACGGAAGCTTATCAAAACTTAATGAGTTCTGAAAGTTCTGTGATGAATGACCAAGAATTTGAAAATAATTTATTATCTTTGTTAAAATCTTAATTATGAAAAAAGAACTAACTAAAGAACAGATTAAGAAGCTAAAAAAAGCTACTAAGATTAAACAGTCTAACGATAACCAAATAATTAACAAAGTATGATTTTTTGTAAAGAATTAAATAAGAGTTTTAATAGTGAGAAGGAACTATTTCTAGAGCTTAAAGCTAATAAGGATATGATTATCTCTGAGAAGAAGAGTCAAATCCAAAAGAGTATAGATAAAGGATTAAGCATTACAGCTAAACCTATGGATTTAAGTAAGCTTTCTGATACTTCTAAGGGTATATCTCAAGAGGACGGATACTTTTACTTAGCTGTTAACTCAACTAACGTGTTAGATTCTCATAAAGACCTTCATGTTAATGGTATTTGGAATAAAACAGTTAAAGAACAACAAGGAAAGAACTATTTAGTAGATTCTCATGTATTAAGTCTTAAAACTACTATAGTTAAAAGAGAAGATATTGAGATGTTTACAATGGTTGTTCCGTTTACTACTATAGGTAAAAGCTATCCGGGTAATACTGAGATTCTAGTATATAAGTTTTTAAAGACTAAAGTAATGGATAAGGATGCTTTAGCATGGTTAGAAAGTGGAGATTCTATTGAAGCTTCAGTTAGAATGAGATATACCGATGTAGAGTTAGCAATGAACAGCGAGAGTAAAGAAGACGAAACCGAGAAGAGAAATTTCGATTCTTACAGCCCTGTAATAGCTAATAAATATGATTTTGATGAAGAAATAAATTACTTTTGGGTAGTTAAACAAGCTCAGAACTTGAATGAGAGTAGCTTAGTACTATTCGGAAGTAATTCTTCTACAGGATTAGTAGAAAGTAATAAAGAAAACGAAGATATTGAGGTCGATACAATCACCTCAACTAAAGAAATTGAGCCAACTAATGAAGTTACTCAAGATAATACAATACAATTAATAAATAATTTTAAATTAAATTAAGATGAACGAAGAACAGACTAATGAATTGTTGGCAAAAGTAAAAGCTGAAGCTAACGGTGTATTAAACGAAAAAAACTATGTAGATGCTACAATAGTTGAGGGATTAAAAGCTACTATCGAAGGAGCTTCTACTTCTAAAGAAGTTAAAGAAATTTCTAACAAAATGGATTTGATTGCTCAAGATTTTGAAGCAATGAAAGAAAGTAACAAAGCAAGTGCTTCTAAAGGACTTATCGAGTACGTTAAAGAGAATTCTGATACTTTAAAAGCTATCAAAAACGGTTCTAGGACTGCTAACTTTGATGTTACAGTTAAAGCTACTGAGGTTGCTAGTGATATTGGAAGCAGAGACGTATACGCAACTTTATTACCGGGTACAGGAGTTAAGCCTGTAAGAGCAACTAGAATTTTGGATTTATTCAAGAGAAAGGCTGTATCTACTGAGTATATCAAGTACAGAGAAGAAGACGTAGTAACAAGAGATGCTAAATTCGTAGTAGCATGTGCTACTTCTAGTCACTTGACTAAAAAGTCTTACGTTATCAGAACGGTAGAATTAGCTAAGATTAGAGATATTATGGACGCTTGTATCGATATGTTAGATGATTACGCTTGGGTAGAGTCTGAATTGAAAGCTCTAGTAAACGAGTCTATCAAATTGAAAGCTGAATTTGAGCTATTATTAGGTTCAGGTACAAATGCTACAGACATGTTATCTATTGATACTATTTCTTCTGAATTTAACCCTGCTAACGCTTTAGGAAACTTTTCTACAGCAAGTGGAACTCCATTTCAAGACGCTAACTTAGAGCAACTAGTAGATGCTATGAGTGCNCAGATTTCTATNTTCGGACAGGAAAACTCATGGATGGCTAATACAGTAGTAATGAACTTTAGAGATTTCGTAAATTACAGAAACCTTAAAGACGCAGATGGTAACAAATTAGTACATACTTTGTCTGATTCTATGCCAACTATTGCAGGAATGAACGTAGTAACGTCTCCAATAGTATCAGCTAATACTTTATTTGTATTTGATGCTACTCAAGGTGAGATTTTAGACCGTCAGTCTATCACGCTTAAAACTTCATTTGAAAACAATGATAACATAGAGCATGAGACTGTAACATTCGTAGGAGTTGAAAGATTACAATTCCATGTACCAATTATCAAGAGAGATGCTTTTATGAAGTGTTCTGATATTGCTACAGCTATTACAGCAATTACTAAAGCTTAGTATTAAGTTTTAATACCTAATTAATGCCCTGAGTTTGAAATAAGCTCGGGGTTTTTGGGTGAAAAAAATAAACAAATTATGAATAAAATTAAATTTAATAGTACCTATTCGCCTTATGATAAAGGACAGGTAGTAGTAGTAGATGCAAGAGCTTATAACTTTTATTTAACTGCAGGAGTAGCTTCAGATTACGATGAGTGTAACTGTAAAAAAGAAAGTAAAGGGTGTTCTGAATGTGAGAAGGCTAATAAAATAAATATTGAAGCTAACCCTACAGAATTAAATATTGAGATTCCTGTTAAAAAAGCTTCAGTTAAAAAGGCTTCGTCTAAAAAGAAAAAATAATATAAACAATTTAAAGATAATAAAATGAAAATATACGTTAAAGGTAATTATCTATTTATAGATAACGGTGTACAGCTTTTTGAGGGGTTAGCTAAAAATGTTTTAGTTACAAGATACGCAGGAGCTACTGAGTCTTTTTACTTTAAGAATGTAAACGGGTTTAATGATTCTGAAGAGGTGTTATTAACCGATATACAAAAAGAAGACGGAAGTGCATATACTTTAACTGAGTTTATAACTTTCTATACTACTGAGTCGGGAAAGTCTAGTGCTTTAACCTCTACAGGGGTTGAGACGTTAAAGCATTTCATATACAATCCTGTTACCGATAAATTAGAAGCTGATAGAGCTATTGAAACTACTCTAAACTCACTATTCTTAGGTGAGCAACACAAAATGTCTTCAGGTTCTGAAAACATATTTTTTACAAACTTAACTACAGATATTAATTTCTTTCCAATGTGGGGAGGATTAAAAGACCAAAGTATTACAGCTAATCAAGGAGCTTCAGGTTTTATCCCTCCTAGTGGTAGGGTTTACTCTGATATGTT